AGTGGAAGCACACGTGAGAGTATTGATATTCTACTCGATGACTATGTTATCATAGAAGCACCGCTTCCTATTCCTGAAGACAAGGGCCCTATCCGTGCTCCTTTGAAGATTATGCCTAAAGCCATCCGTGTGATTTCAAGAGACACGCTATTCCATTGTTGAGGTGACCAAGTATGCCAACTCCGTCAGAATGCACATACAAATACCGCCGATTATCCAATGAGGATTTTGCTATTTGGTATGGTAACACTCTAGGAGTAAAGCCTGAAGTCAGTGTATTAGCAGCACAGCACCGCTTACGTAAGAGCATTCAGATTGCGATTGACGCTTTAGTACCTGCGCCTGTGGAAGAAGTTGTTGAAGAAGTAGTGGAGGTTGAATCTGTTGAAGATATTCCTAACACAGAAGCCTTCCCATCAGACCTATCCTATGATGCCATGACACTCAATGAACTCCGAGAAGAGTGTAAGAACCGAGAGTTACCCGTCTCCGGTACTAAAGCCCAGTTAAGTTTACGCCTGAAGCGTGACGATGAGGGTATATCTGAGTCCACGACTGAAACTGAAGCCCCCGCTGAAGCGGCTGCTGAAGTTGAGTCGGACACCCCCGCTGAAGAAGCGGCTGTGACCAATGGTGAGACAAATGCCGACATTACCGAACAAGGAGATATTACTGAGACAGCAGAATGAGCAGAGACACGAAATACCCGTAGACGATGACACAGTCATGGTTGTTTATACTAGGGATATTTCATTCTTTGATGTTCAGAAATCCGCTCAAGAATTACTTGTCATTGGTAAAAATGGTGAAATGTCTCTTGACCTAGAATCATATTGGAAGTATGCTTTTACTAACTGGATAGTGCGTACTGAGCCTGAACTTTCTACCTCTGAATTATTAGATTTAAAGGGTCACATTGGTCAGCGTATAGCCGCTGTTCTACCTAATCCTGAGACAGTAGGTAAGATGTTACAGGGGGATTTTACGAAAGGCGACGCTTAGAGATTGAGAGTTTTCTTACTCGTAAGTCAGTCGCCACGCCTGAAGACATAGAAATGCAGTTGGAATTATGGGGTTACATAGTAGCAACACATTACAATATATCACTAAAAGAGGTACATGAAATGACACCAGCGACATTCCAACAATCTTTATCATGGGCTCTTGCTGGTAGGAACCAACAGGAAAAGCAAATGAAGCGACAGCGACAAGAGGCAAAAAGCGGGGGTCGAGAGACTGTCTCGCTTGACTATGACTGGCTTGAATTGGAGGACTTTTGATGGTAGCACTAGCAGGTTTAACCACCGCTCTGAGCGGCTTGACATCTTCTGCTGGTTCACTTGGTGGTATTTTTAGTAGCCTAGGTAGTATGCTATCGGGAATAGGTTCTGCTATTAAAGAGCAATTTGGTAAAGCAGTAGACTTTCTAAAAGATAAGTTACAAGCAATTAAAGATTGGTATAATGATAATGTTCAGCCCATATTTGATGCTATAAGTGAAAGCGCTAGTAATGCTTTTTCAGCAGTGGGGAGTTTCATTGATACTTATCTAATCCAACCGTTTGTTGGATTCTTCACTATGGTAGGTGAAGGTTTTATGAACCTACCCACTTACACTTCAAAAGCCCTCGAAGCAGCGGGTCAAAGTATAACAGATTTCTTTGAAGCCACGCTCAATGCTATTGATACCTACCTAATTCAACCGGTTGCTGGATTCTTTACTATGGTGGGTAAAGGTTTTGTAAATCTAGGCGCATTAGTGGTGAGTCCTTTTTCAAAAGTAGGTGATATTTGGGATACCTATGTTACTCAACCGATTAACTCTTTTATTACGGGCTTAGCAAATGCTTGGACTAACAATGTAACAACTCCTATTTCAAACGGACTTGAGGCTGCTTTGGGTATTTTTGATTTTACTTGGAAGGATATTTTACCGGATTGGAGTTGGGATGACATCATTCCTGATTCTCTAAGTAAATTCTTCTCACTAGATAATCTGACCAAAGTTTTCGATGGAATTGGTGCTATGTTTGACGCTGTAGTAGCACCTATTAAAGATGGTATAAATGAATACATCATTGATGTAATTAACGATATAACAAAATATGAATTACCGCTCATAGGCTCAAGTCTTAGAAGTTTGACTGGGGTGGGGGCAATTCCTCAATTGGCTGAAGGTGGTATTGCTAGTGGGCCCATGAGCGGCTATCCCGCTGTATTACACGGTACTGAAGCAGTGGTTCCTCTATCAGGCAACCGCTCAATACCTGTTGAAATGAAAGGTGGAGGCGGGGGTAGTAATACTTTCAACATCACTATCAACCCAAGTGGTATTACAGACCGCACAGACAAGCGTGAACTTGCTCGCTCTATGGGTAACATGATTCAACAAGAAGTCGCACGTGCTCTAGGTGGCACTACTATGAGAGGGAGGATGTAAGCATGGGTGACGGGTATGGCTCTCCTATCAGGTTACATTTTGAAGACCCTGAAGTTATGGCTGAGGCTGGATATGAAGACGGCATGGAGTTACAGGCTCTTAGTATAGCGTTATCTGTAGAGAGAAAAGTAGGAGGTATGAGTTTACCTTACTTAGGAGGTCGGCGTTTAGGCATAGACATGAATCGTTCTGCGTCAACCATTATCATAGATGGTGTTTTCACGGATGATAGTTTAGTTAGAAGAGGTCTATCTGCTAAAAAAGCATCAGCGGTGATAGACTTTGGATATTCGATGGTAAACGCTAGAGCAGTACCAACCCCTAGTATATCTTCAGACGGTATTCGTAAATTAGCAAATGGTGATGGTAGTCCTTCACCCCAACACGGATTTTTGAAATTAAAAACTCAAGATGGGACCACACACACCATATCATTTCAAAGAGATACTGGGGGAGCAGTAGGGCACATAAGTGGTCAAAGTGTTAGAATTGTACAAATAGGAATGACTGATACAGTCATCACTTCTGCTCAATTGGCTACTGCTGTAGCGAGTGCTATAGCGACTATCAGTGGCACTCCCTTTACAACTTCTATATCTGCTTCAGATGCCACTGCTGCTGGAAATGCTAAACTCACAATTACACAAAGCACTGCTGGTAAAATGACAGCAGAGGGGTCTGTTAAGTTTGAAAACAACGCAAATGTAGAACTCTATCATGAACTTTTCAAAGGAGGCAGAGATGCTTCTAATAGTGGCGGCATCAAATCTGCTGGTGATAAGGTGCAAGACTTGTATGGTATACTTCACAATACAGGTAGAGGTGGCGTTGGCTCACATGTTATGAGGAGTGTTATTGGGGCTGTCTCCCAAACATTAGCAGCCGTAGCAACTTTTGGAGCGACAGTTATTGATTCATTTGGTGACGACCAAGACCCGACATCACCGAGATTTGGTGATTACCCCATAGGTCTTCAGATTCCATACAACTCAATGATTACAGCACCTGATGGTAAAAAGTATGTTGCTAGAAACTTTTTTGTTCCCACTGGTGACTTAGGAGTAGACGATAAAATGTCACATACTAATGATAACCCTGCTGGTGTAAAGTTCAGTGAAGACGATAGATTTACTGGAATTAAAGGAACAGTACAAAAGTTTGATGTTGCTTATTCTGCTGCTGAGGAGCACTACACCTATCAGATGGTATTCGTACCGATTGACTTCATAGGTTGAGGTGAGATAATGCCAATAATGTTAGAATCTAACCACGCTCTCTTCTTTGATGGAGTTAGTGATGGTGTCATTATCCCACAGGGTGTTTTTAGTAAGTTAGGTAGAGACAATTCTGCCGGTGAAAGAAGTGCTTCCGATATAATAAGCGAGTCATCTCAAGGTGCTAGATTCAACAGCGTAATTGGCGATGCGTTGGGTAAGGAGATAGCGATTGAAGCATGGGTTACTCCTGACTGTGGTGGTGTGATATTACAAAAGTCATCTCAGTTTTGTTTGAAATTAGGTAACGTAGACACACCCGGCCCCGCATCTTTTGAAGTTAACTTACAAACTGATACTGGATTTAGAAAAGTCATAATTTCCACAGCAACAGAAATCTCAAACGGTTATAATGGCACAGTATATCCTAGCACAACTAACAATGGCTTTGAGGATTCTTTCAATCGTTTTGTAGGCTCTAAGGATGACGCTACCAATCTAAATATCAATCAAAGGCCGTTAATCCATGTAGTTGCTAGTGTTAGCAAAGGCAGAGTATCTCTTCACATAAACGGTGAACTGATGGCTGAGAAAACCGTAGGAAGGTGCTTCTTACCTGAATCAGATGACCATGTGTATATCGGCGGTAAAGGAGGTCAATTCCGTGGTGTTATTGAAAGTATACACATAAGTTCAGTGTACTCAAATGAAATGATAACTCGTAATGCAGCACTGGTGAATAACAGCACTCTAGCGTTGTTTAGATTTGAAGAGCCAATTGAGCCGATAGAAGGGACATACGACATAGCATCTATCTCCTCTGCTAGTAATCTTTCAGCAATAACCATCAGCACTAGCGATGCTGCTTTATTAGCATCCAAGTTAACAGGTAAGAGTGTAACAAGTGGAACCATAGATTTCACACAGTCTCCTTACTCATCAGGTAATTACAGTGTGGTAGATTACAAAACACCGAGTGGTGTACCACCAGCGCCCGGTACAAAGAATACTCGCTCTATCCCTCATGTTCCTTACAATCTCCTGATTAACCCCGGTGCAATAAACCGTGATACACAGAAGCCTAATCAATCACCACCTGAGCGTGTGCGCTTGCACAACATCAACGTGAGTACAGGAGCCATGCTTGTTAGTAGTATTCACTTAGACTTTGACGGCTCTACTAATGGAGACGGTCTTAGACCAGTGTTACATTCACGTAGTAGTGCTACTGGTGATGATTATTTTGTAGTGGTTAGTGCTGACCTTTTGTTGGATAACGGCTCGGGTAAGCCATATCAACCACCTCATTTAGCATCTCAACTTATTGACAGGACAGGTCAAATGGTGTTAGATGAGGGACATTACGAGCAACACGGAATAATGTTTTCTAGTCGAATGGCTACAACAACTAATGACGCTAACAACCCATTCGCTGTTACATGGCCTAGTACGTTAGACGAATCATTTCAGATAGGTCACTCAGGTAGACACGTACTTAATCATGTCACAGGTCATCATTATCTTAGAAATATGCCAAGAGCAAATGAAGAAATCTTAGACCAGCAATTCGGTAATGCTGATATTGTTGAGTTATTTTATGACGGCGCTGCTCAAGGAATTGAAAAGCAGTTTCCTATAAACAGTAAGGTAAATTACTATCGAGATATTGCTCAAAGTAGGATTGTTTCTACCACCTCATCTAGTGTAGTTACAGATTCTGTAGACAATGGTTTAGCAGACCCATCTAGGAAACTCATAGCAATCGGCGGTGAAGGCTTCAACCCCATGCCGTTTGTTTTGAAAGGGCCTGTGCCTAAAGACATAGATGATGCAAATGATGACATACGTAAGCATCATCTTAGACCCTCAAAGACTAGCAGAGTTGCTATTTTAGAAGTTGATTTATCCTCGTATGGTTTAGCATCTTACATTGAAATCCATTACAACGCTATTGATTTTACAGGTGTTAGTATGGGTAAGACTAAGCCAATGTTAATGGTTGAGAAAACAGTGCCAGCCTCTAATCATTTACTCACTGGTTCCACTTATGTGATAGATGCAATTGAAGCATCTTTGGCTAGTGGTAAGACTCTACATGCGCCGGGTGGTATCATTGAGATTTCTGCCCCTATTGAAGGTGGTTTAGGAATGGCATCATTCACTCACTCTTTAATTGGTGATAACAGTGAAGGCTTTGAAAGCGACTCTGAATTAGATGAAAGATACACACCTCAGAATTATACTACCATGTCTAGTGAGCCTAGAAGACCTCCGCAAAATATAGCAGCATCACATACTACCAAAGATAATCACGAGTCCGTTTTCCATCATTTAATCATAGAGGCTAATAACGCAGGTAGTTTTACTTCATCACCAAGACCTTCAGCCTCAATTAGTTCAGGGGCTGCTGGTGAGTTTGACATAGGGATAGCGGCTTCTAGTGGCCCTGTTCATGAGATGTTTGACATTATAGACAATCATGCTGTGACTACAGCGGGTGTTCAACAACGCATCTACGTGCAACCTTCTGACCGTAATAGAACTGCTCAATTAAGACACGTTAAAACCATAAAAGACAATGCAAATGACTCTCACTTTGCCACTATAATGTACTTAATGACTAGAGCAAAATTGCGTAGCATCAGCGAAGAAGAAGGTGAGGACGGTGCTGAGCGCTTTACTAGAGTAAAATGTGTAGGTATAAACTCAGCAATTATTGACAGAAATGTCGATGAGATAGGCTCAGGTAGTCCTGATTCTCACGTAGTAAAAGAGATAGACCCTAACGCTCCAGTGGTAACTGTTACACTAGGAGGAGTAGGTCAAGGAGCATTCGATACTAATCCATCGTTTGACCCTAGCGCACTTTCGAGGTTGCCTTATAACACAAGATTTGGATTTTCGTGCAGCGCTTTATCTGTTCGCACAGACCGTGACACCACCGCCTCTGACCGTATTCAGTACATCGAAGTACGTGCTCTAAACAATAATTCTGAAGATTTGAAGTCATGGGGCACATATCCATTCCCAAAGAAGGGGCGTTTATTCTTGAAAAACGGCGCTAGCGCTGAGTATAGCAGTAAAAACGGAGTGGCCTTCTTCTTTGAAGATTCTACTATAGGAAGCGGGAGGTTTGTATTAAGTGATGGCTCTGAAGTTTCTAGTTTCTATACATGGGTTCTTAGAACAGGACTTAGTTCAACGGCAGGTGCTGTTACCAGCGGTAATACAGTAACTGCTAGTGTAGGTGAAATAATTTTAGGTGACGGTAATTTTTATCTTGAAAACGCAACCGCTGATGGTTCTACAGTCAATGACAGAATGTTTCAATCAATGGACTCTGTCACTCATGATTATCAATTAGGTACTCAGTTCGCAAGCACACGTGCTTTGGTGGAGATACCTCTGTTTAATGAACAGTTTTTCAAAGACACTGCTAATGGAATACTACCGGGGCCTGATAACTCTTTGAAGTTACATCTTGACCCTACAATGACAGCGCATACTTGGAATCCATCACCTGTAGGAAGGCGCTATCAAGAAGTCTCGCCTAATGACCGTAGTGCTCACGCTGCTTACGCTTATTCTCTATCGCAAAATAATCATACCCGTAGCGCTAGTATTCAAAGTGAAGCAGTTTCAAGTGGTGGTAATTATAAACTATATGTCAGTAATCCTGACATCTTCCCTGCTGCTGACATAGGTAGTTCAGGTAAATCTTACTTTTATGTAGATACAGTACAGCGACATCAAAGAGCATTCTTATCTAACGGTGAGTGGATTATTTACAAGAATGACCCTTCTACTGATGGTTACATAGAGTTTGAAGATGCTACTTATGCACATTCTGAGAAGTTCTTGGAGACACATCAGACAGGTATGCAACTATTAGTTGGAGGAGGCTATCAAAGTGAAAGTTTAGTTCCTTTAGTCGGTAGTTTCCTGAACCCATCGTCTTCTATAGAAAGAAGGAGTGAATACTATCATGACTCTGCTAGTGCTAAAACTCAAGGCGGTAATGTAGACTATGGACTACGTCAATACGTGAGTGCTGTTGAGTTCAAAGCAGGACCTAACACCAACCCTCATGCTCCTCGTATAAAATCAGGTAGAGCACGAGCACAGATTACAGGCGTAGAACCAATTATGAACGGAAGCATCTTTACTGGTTTAGTGGTTCTAATATTTTCAGATGAAGACATTGAGCAGTTTCCAAATGTGCAGCCCAATATAGACACTAGCGGTAACATTGTTTATCAAACCGGAGATTATCACTATTTACTAGAAAGTAAATCCCCTAATGGTGATACTAGGAGATTCATCTATTGGGGAGACGCTGCTGCTACATATCCTCATCTAAGTGGTACACCTACTACCCCTGATGATTTCAGGACCTCAATCATAGTTGAAGATATTTTCAACAAAGGTGGTGCTTTACCTAATTATCTTGACCTTTCCCATGCTAACTTCATATTAGACCAAGAGGCTTTGTTAGTCAAAAGGGGTTTTATGTTTGGCTTTGACCATGATAAGGATAGTTCAGCATTGGAAAAAACTCTAAACATTAGTGATACTTTCAGACCACCTACCGCTCGACATCCGTGGACTATCAAAGCGTCACCTACTGTTACCACCACTGCATTGACTGTTACAAATACCACTAGTGAGCGATTACTACAAGGAGACACTAACAGTCTTAATGTGCAAAAAGATGACCATGTTTATGCTGAAGTAGAAACTATATCCGGCTCTTCTATTGACCATGTTCTCTATCTCGGTAAGGTGACTGCTATTGCTGAGGGTCATGCTCAAAGTACACCCTCATCTGATACAGTTTTAACATTAGACGGTGGTATGACAAGTGCTGTTGCCACTCAAATAAATAGCGATTTAGGAAATGTAGCAAAAAAAGTCTACCTTAGAGTTGGCTGTCACGACGTAATGAAGAATGATGATGAATGTATTCTGAATAGAACATGGTTATTCCCATACGCTCCCGGTGGTTTGCGTAAAGGCGATACAATATGGGCTAACATGACTTACAATAATCCTCATGCAGTAGAAGGTTTGTTCGCTAAGAGCCGTGGTGTATTGAATGAGGCTTTAGTGTGGAATGGTTTCAACGGCGGTGAAGGAGTTTTAGCAACTGAGGCTCGTGATAGCATACCACTTGAAAACTTCTTGATTGGTGATACCTGTAGAGAGACTGCTGAAAATTACATACAGCATGTCAATAAAACGATTGAGTTAAATTACGAAGAATTGTCTCAAAACACCAATAATGTTCAACCACCAGTGGTCGCTTATCTCGACCCTACTTTAAAGGGAGATGACCACGCTCGTGTTCTTCTTTACGACTGCGCTCATGACCGTGAGTTTATTGCATTCCAAGACTTACAGATGCAAGTTCAAAGTAGCCCAAAAGCGGCAGAAATTGGTTATCAAAGGCACACCAGTGGATATAATCTAGCCACTGGAGGTGACGAAATTGATTTGGTTACTCACAACATAGAATACAATGGTGCTAGTCAAAATGCCTTTATGACTCAAATTGATGTTGCTAATGGATTCCCAAGTCAGAATAAATATCTTCGTAGTACAATGCGCTCAAGATTTATGGAAAGTGCTTATGCTCACGATATTGCTAATAATTATTCAGCATCAACTTTAGTTACCAGTGCAAAAGGTGATGTAGCGTCACTAGTTGATTTCTTTGCTACTGGGTTAAATGGTACAGGTTATTCAAATGCTAGTGGATTAGCAACTACAACAGTAGGTAGTGGAACTGGTTTAACAGTAGATATTACTACTTCAGGTGGCGCTATAACAGCAGTTACGATTAATGCTGCTGGTTCAGGTTATGCTCATGATGATGAAATTACGGTTACTCAATCAGGAGCAAGTTTTGGTAAGTTTAGAGTTAGACTAGCACCAGTAGGAGTTTCTACTAATCTCACTGCTTCTAATAGATTGACTCAGTACGGTAAAGGTCATGGTCACTTCGTACACACTGGTTATCACACAGGTGGTGCATTTGGTGAAAGAGCGATAGGGGATAGCGTCTTACCTAGAACTGAAGATGCCGTTGTCTTACCTTATTGGGCTAATGAGTTACACAAATACAGTCGTAAAATAAGGTCTAACTTGGATAACTTTGTAGTAAAATTAGCAACTCATCGTGAGGCTAAAACGGGAGCATCAATACGTGACCCCTCTACTTTCTTTGATACTCCTGATGGTACTAGGGTTATTCCCGCATTCTTAGCATTACGTGGTATACGTTCTAGCACTCTTGACTTATCCAACATGCGAGAGAATAGACTGCAACATTTGAAGCACTGGACTGATATGGACTTTACTAGGAGGCTATCAATAGACTGCGGTGAGATAGCAACACGTGATGGTATCACTGACGTAGAGGCTGCTGCTCGTGAAGTTGTTAGAATAATTAATCAAGCAGGTGCTAAAAATGCTAGAACTAATAGCATTAATGGAGAAACAGGTTCTGCTCACGACCCTGCTGTTTGGTGGGATGTAGACAAGGCGCTTGATACACAAGATAGCGGAAGCCACATGGGTTACTTTAGAGCGCATCTTGGTAGAGTAGTTCAAGACATAAGAGGTCGTCAAGGGTACTCCATAATTATTCATAGCACTGTACCGGGTGCGACTGGTCGCAATTTTTGTGTATGGTTAGATAATTCTCGTGGTCAGGTTCCATATCAACCTGAGTTCCTTATTGGTCACGGTGGAAGATTCAGAACCTTTTGGTGTCAACCCGATGAAATTAGCGGAGAGAATATGCACCCTGCTCCAATGCCTCTAAACAAACATGGTAGACCGTTTGCTCCTATTACTAGTTTACGTCAGTATAGTTTACCTGACGAAACAGGGACTAACATAAAACCTACTAACGACTTTGCTTTCAGTGACGATGAAACATCTGACCCTGTGAATAGGGCTATTTCGATGGTTACTGGCTCAGGTCAGTCTCACAATACAATTAACACTGAATCTTTAGAAGTAGAGGGTTATTCTACTAACTTTATTGAAGGATTGAGAGTAGGCACACAAGCAGTTGGAAGAATTAATTTTGGTGGGTTAGTTGCTGCTGGTGTACCCGGCTTTGCACCTGACGCTGGAACTTGGGGATTTGGTAGAAAGGGAGACAAAAGATTTGCTAAAAAATACGGTGATGTTGCTATAACAAAGGCTGGAAGTCAATTAGAGACTGAGTACAGTTCTTATATCCCATCTAATCAAGTTTCTAATGACAGCATAGGTCAGTCACCGTTATACGGATTTGAGTTCAAAGACCACTTAGGGAATAGACACGGTATTCGTATAGTTTATCGCACAATAGATGAGCAATTTACACTAGACGAATCACAAATCCCTGATACATTAGAAGATGAAATTGTAATCTACATAGATGACCGAGATGTGGGGCAAGGTGGCTTCACCATAGGTCATCACATGCACGGTTTAAGCGATGCAACGGGGCGCTTTGACCCCAACCCAACACATGCTTCATTAGTAAGTTGGCGTGGTAATCGCTGGAATGGGGTTCCTTCTGTTAACGCTGCTTATGATGTCAATTGTAAGTTAAATAAATCTACAGGAGAATTGTCGTTAATTTTTTCAAGTGACCATGCTCCTTACCATGATTGCCCTCATCCTGACATATTGGGCTATATGGGCTTCCCACTGGAAAACGGACTCATACAGATTTCAGACCCTTTTAACGATGCAAGCGTTAAGGGCTCTTTTGGTAACACATTTTCATATACACACCGTAAAACTGAGACTAATATTGCCGCTGGGCCAAGTATTCAAACTTCATTTTATGGAGTACAAGGCCAAAACTTTACCACTCAGATGAGCGCTGCTGGTTCCTTTGACGGAAGAATTGAACCATTCCCTGCTGAGTTTGGGACAGATGTTGAGGTAATTAGAGCATTAATTTCATCTTGCATCAATTGGACTACACTTCTGACTGATGAAGTCCTAGCAGCGGCTATTACTGCTGCTATCAATATGAGAAATCCAAACATAGAGGAAGGAGTGCCTTTCGATTGCACTGAGTTTTTCGCTGCTGATGGTAGAACATTGGGCGAATGGGGTGTAGCGTCAGATGCTATACGCATTCGTGCATACAACCCTAAGAGAAACATTGAGCCTATTTCCAACTTCTTCTCTGCTAGTATTCATAGAGACATGGCTATTCAAGCAGCGCATATAGAACATGGTGATATTGAGAAAGTAGGACACGATGGAACTTTGGGTAGCAGTAACCGCTCAGCAACCGATGCACAAATTGATGCTGGTTTAAGAGCAGAATGTGGTTATATACCACATACAGTTGTACAAATCATCAGTAAGGGTAGAGGTTCTAATGGTAACACACCATCTCCTGTGTTAGTAGACTCTAGTAATGAACCAGCAGACACTGAAACTTGGAGCAATAACTTAAACGGTGTTAGATTTATGGCCTACTCAGGTGACCATATTCTACCTATGGTTAACAACCCAACTCTTGAGATTGATGAAATTACTGCTACTGATGTAGTTCTTGATGGTGGTAACGAATTATGGCACTTTGTAAGACCAGCGGGTCAAGAGGGTTCGAGTGTTAATAGAACCCCTAGTTATAGTGGTGGTGCTGCCGCTGTTAAACAAGCATCATTTGGTAGTAAATCAATTCTATCATATAGAAATAATGAAGCATTAGTAGAAAGTGAAAACGGCTCAAACTCTCTAACTAAACTAGACATCATCACTAAAGATGATGATTTTGGTACAGTAGGTTCAGGAGCAGCAGATGTTGCTCAACGCTTTGCTGACCATAGATGTTTCACTACTGCTGGTGTACGTGTATTAGGTAGTCTATACTCAATACCGCAAGTGTTCTTCCGTGGTGGCAGAGATAGTAGCGACCACTGGGTTCCTCTATTCTTCGGTGGCGGTTTCAGTGGAGTCACTATTGACATAAATGACGGGACTAAGAATGACTACAGTGACAAATATACACACCCATACGCAAACGGACCCAACGGTGTTGCAGGAATACAAAACGCAAATGAAACGCTATCATCCTTTTCATTACTAGACTGTAACGCTATGATGGCCTTCTTCCCCGGTACTGCCTTATTAAACCAGCATCGAGGTAGTCTTAACTCACCTTTCTTTAACAAAAACAACGTGCTTAGTCCTGATTTGAAGAATGGCTCTCAAGCAATAAACGCTAACCATCCTACCACTTCTCCTTATGCTAGAGGAGTACATATTCAAGTTCCCTCCCCACTAGTCCTACGCTTCGCTCACCCAACTGCTCGTTATGATGACCATGTAACTGGCACTGAAAACAAAACCACCTACTTAATTTATGGCCCCGGTCAAGCGTTCCCGTATACTCAAGAAGTTGCCACCCCTGTTAACACATTTGAGCCTCATCCCGGTAGAGCACTGACAGTTGGAAACGGGTGGTCAGCGTTACCTTCTCATACTGGTAATGATGATAATTTTATGCCTAATCATATAATTAATGATAGTGGAAATTATTTCCCTGAAACATCAGCCTATCAGTTAGCAAGACATCGCTTCCACTGGCGGCAAACTTTGAATTGGGAGCCACCTCAAGGTAAGCCGAATTTAGTCAAGTTGAAACAAAGACCTGAATCAGGGCGTATGTATGGTGAAGTGTTTAATCTAAGCGCTACTTTTGATAGTGGTACTATGGATGATTATAGAATGGCTCATCCGATGAGACACGCTGTATTTATGGGGGGTTCTATGGCGAGCAACTCAGAGTGGTGTTTCCACATGGATGGAGGCTATCACCCCGGCGGTTCTTGGCTAGATAATCAACTAACTTTCAATCCGCCTCATCCTCTTCTAAGTGGTAATCTTAGGGTAGACAAATCAAGTATTGATGAGTTACACCCTACAGCGTTCCGTGTTGCTGGGCCCTTAGCAACTAAAGTTCTTTATGGGTCTTCAGGCGCTTTCGCTGCTGAAACCTTAACAACATCAAACGTCAACATGGAGTTCATAGCGGTAGATGCTACTAGGTGTCAAAACGGTGAAGAATTAGCCTGTGTCTTGGGAGCAGCAATCAATTCCTTCCCCGGTGGAGGAGCACTCAAATCTATGGGTGGTACATTTATGCCTAGTATGGGTAATGCTATGAGGCAGGACCGCTATGGTTGGAGAGAAATAGATGACTCTAAGATTGTATCTTACCAAAACTCAAACAATGACTTACATGATTGCTTCATAGTATTGAACATGGGTACTACTGAAAGCGATGCAAGAAACATACCTGAGACTGGTTGGTTACGCACTAGTAGTAGTTTCGCTAATGGTATTGGTGCAGAAACTACTCCTGCGTTTGCACCTTATTATGCTAGAATTGTTTTCCAAAGCGGCTCTGACTATCATGTAAAGTTCTTCATAGGTCGTAACAGAATAAGTGGTAATCTTAGATTTGAGACGGCTGCTACTTGGGATAACAAGCAAGATGGCGTTACTCTAACTTATCCTACTATCAACACTGCTAACGTTAGTAAGATATACGTGTGGACTAAGACTGGTATACACACTGTCAATAATTCAGATAGTGTTCGTAGTGGATATGATAGAGTTCACTTTAGTGGATTGGTAGACGCTATTGACAGAACTAAGCCAGTAGGAGTAGTGGGTTGGGCTGGTGAGCGTTATTCTTATCTCAACACTTTGAGTAGAGGATTGAGCAATAAGTTTGCAGCAGGATTGGGCGCTTGGCATCCATCGTTAGGCTTCTCACCTTATGGTAACAGTATGGGCTGTGCTAACGCTTTCGGACACATACCAATCATAGCGCCCATGCCAAACAGTCCTGAAAGTAGCCCTCCAAATGACGGTAGTAGCCTTCTTGCTAATTTCCCTAATCAAGATAATCCCGATGGCCCTCATAATGAAGCACAAATGGATTCTGCTGTTACTGGTAGTTACACATTCCAAAATGTTGATACTAGCGCTTTCAATAGTACCCCTCTTCTTTACAGTGAGGCAAACTTTTTGAAGGATTTAACACATAAACAAGGTGTATATTCACGTGCTCTATTAGTTGTTGCACACGAATCTGAATTAACGCTTATTGCTAAGAAAGACCGTGATGGGCAAATCACTGTAGGAGACTTCCTATTATCACAAACAAGAGCATCTTTCTCAAACGGAGGCACAACAAAATGGGATGACCGTATACACGGACAAGATAGATTCTATGCTCCTGCTAATGCTGGTCCTAACGTAGAGGCTTTGATTAGAGATGGCACATCATTACCTACTATTGCAGATTATGCAGCCTCTAACGCTTTAGATGGCTCTCCGTTTGATGCTACTATAAATCTACACTCAGCACTTAGTGATGATGTGCAGTTAGAAAACGCTGAGCCTTGTTTAAGTAAAACAGGTGATTTATTCACTGACATTGATAAGAGCATAGGGTCGCACTTTTCGGCAAGTGCTAATGCTGAAAGGAACGTGTCTGCTGATTTCTATTCATCCGCTTCAGTAACACCTAGTTCTTTGTTTGGCGGTACAAAGCAGAAAAATACATTTTGGTTAGGTGATGTAAATGCCTACGATTTGTATGACCGCTCACCTGCTAAAAACTTCAACATAGAGCATATAGTTTGGAAGAGAATGGATGGTGGTAGTCTGTCTATGCCAGCAGTAAATGCACGTGGCTTAGGTGCTATACCTTTCATTAATCGTGTTAGCGGTGCTGTGATAGGAGGTACGGGTGAAGCAGCAGCGAGTCGTGCCGCCGGAACTGCTGTCACTATGGGTGAGAAAATATATGGTAATGTGAGATTTTCGTTTGAGACTACAAACAGCGCTATGTTACCTGTATTACAAGCACAGGAGTTAGCACACCCTCATTTGGCTAGTAAACATCCTATCGCTTTAGCAAATGTACTCGATATACCTAATGAAGAACTACAGTTTGAAGATATGGAAGTAGTTGACGATACAGGACAGACTCACGTATTGAGCGGTGGCTCACCGCTCGGTGTTATCATCCGTGCGTTTAGAGCAAGTGGTGAAAGACTTGCTAGTGGTCTTGCACCAGCAACCGCTAACTCATCCTTATCCCCTAACCTACTCATTCAACTCCCTGACCCCGAATCTATACCCGGAAACATACTAGTGCGTAGTGGCTTCGATAAATTACAAGCATACCAAAATGAGACAATGGGTGATGGTGGTATGTTACACCCCGACCTCGGGCATTCACATATAGGTCATTTGTTTGATAATGTAGTAGAAGGCCCTAGAACCGCTCCT